AGTAGTAGTATAAGTATGTCCTGGTATAACCAGTATCATTTCACCAGTTTCTGGATTATAAGTTGCATTAGTAGCAGTAGTTGTACCAACACCTATTACACTAATACTTCCTATACCCGCACTAACAAATGTATGAGGATAATTACCACCCGTAATTACCGCACCTGATGATGCATTGACAAATTGATGAATATAATTACCACCAGTAACTACCGCATTTGTATTTTCAGATCCAGGAACAAATGTATGAGAGAACTGATTACCTGTAGCAGAAACTCCAACATCAAGAGTAATAGTGGTTGGTGTTGTTGCGGCAATTGCTACTGAATTATTATAAGCATAATCTTCACCTCTTGGATAATAATGAGTAGAAGCACCATTATCTAATCCACAGGTCATTCCAATACCAGTAAATATAACCTCTTTTCCTATTTCATATCCATGATTTCCTGAAGTAGTTACTGTTGCAATTCCAGTTGATGCACTATAAGCAAATCCAGCAATAGACTTAGGACCAGAGTAAGTACATGTAAATGCAATTCCAGAAAGAGTAACCTCATCACCTTGAGATAATCCATGAGGCATAAATGTCTTAATTTCACTTATACCTGTTATTGAACTATATCCTACATTAGTTACACTTCTTGGTTTGTAGAATACTTGAGAATTAGTAACCGCAACTCCTGTTACATGTCCATTAGCAACAGTAGCAGTACCAATTTTAACTACATCACTATCAATAAGATTTTCTTGCTGAATTGAAACATTTACAGTTTGAATTCCTGATCTATATCCAGAACCAGTATTACCAATACTAATAGAAGTAATAGTTCCTGATGCACCTACAATTGCTGTTCCTCCAGCAGCAACTAATGGTTGATATCCCCAACCTTCAGTTGATCCTACTGATACTATTACTCCACCCAATGGACGCTTAGTTATATTAGCGTCTCTATCTAAAGTAGCTGGATCAACTGCATCTCCAGTGAAAGTAATGGTTGTAATACCTGCTGCTTCTTCAAGTGTATAATTATAAGCAGCACCTGGTCCTTGGAATACATCATTAACTAAAATTACTCCATTTTCAGTAGAAATCCCTGATATATTTTGACCATTTGATTTTAAAGTAAACTCGTGGCTAGTACCATTAAATCCAGCAGAAATATCATCAAAAATAAGATTCTTAGAATAAGTTTCATTACTTGTATTAGGTATTCCACGACGCATGAATGATCTGCCCTGGAAAATAGAACTAGTTGAAATTCCTACCCAATCTCTTTCATCTGGTGGATTTGTTGGTAAACTTTGAGGAACATTTCCATAAGGTGCTTCAGAGAAATTAAGTGTATTATCAACAATATTATAATTACCATTTACTTTAGTAATCATAGTATTTGTACCATATCCAGAACTCTTAGTTCCTAACCACCCTCTTCTCACTCTTATCCTATTAGTACTGCCAATACCCACACCTTCAATCTTCATTATTTCATCTTCAACTTGTATTAAATCACTTCCAGTAAATGAAGTTATACCACTAAATTCAAGTACATCACTGGTAGTAAATATTTCATCAGCAAGATGAGTAGTTAAAGCAGTAGATACAATTGGTGATTGGAAGATATTATCTAAAGCAACAATAACTTTTGGATTTTGATTGGTAGAAGTAAATCTATGTGATGTACCAATACCAACACTAGTAATATCAAGTACTTCAGGAACTACCTTAAGTGCATTTTCAGCAGTAGTTGCTACTTTAACCTTATCAGCATCAATTTTAACAACATATAATTCTGTGGGTAGATATGTTGTAGAGAATCCTAATTCAGGGAAATTAGTATCAACAATTCTTATTGCGTGTGTAGAACCTATTCCAGAACGAGCATACTTAATTTTCTCACCAGTTACAAAGAAATGATTAGGAATTGAAATAGTATTAGCATCAATACTAACAATAGAACTATCATTACCCTCAAAACTTCTTTGGAAAATTTCGTAATTATTATGTGTTAAATCAAATGCTCTCTTAATATCTCTATCTGTACCAGTATAATCACTAAAGAATGCATTTACAGAACCTGCTTCATTAAGACTCATCGAAGTCTTATTATCATCTGTTATTCTTAATGCATTAGTATAAGCATTAACTTCGACATCAATATTTGGTGTTGGAGTAAAGGTAACTTGAAGATTAGTAGTTCCTCCAACATTAATATCTAATTTAGATCCAATAGTACCCAGTCCAACAGATGTTTCTACATTACCAAACTCAACTTCATAAGTATTACCTAAACCATCTTCTTCAACATAATCATCAACAACAATAAATTCAGACATCTGATATCTATTATTTGTTTTATCAGTGACTTGAATTATAAAATATCCAGCATCAAAAATATCATCAGATGCAATTTGAGATTCAAATTCTGCTATTACTGTAGGTGTTGGATTTGCACTAGCACTAATTGAAGTAGTTCTTGCTTCTATCCTTGCATGTTTCAAATCAGCAGTTCCAATACCAGTTGCTGCATCAGTCGCTAAAGCAACTTGAAGAGTATTAACTATTGCAGTTGTTCCTATTCCTACACCTGGATGGAAATCAACTTTAACATTTGCACCATCAATATAAGCACTATAAGTTCCTAATCCAGCAGCAGACCAAGGTGTTAAGTTAGTAGATAGTTCCCCAAATTGCATTAACTCCACATTAGTTCCATCATGAATGATATTCAATTCCTCCATCTGATATTCATTATTTTGAATACCTGTATCCGCTGTAATATTAACAAGTGTTTTAATAGAACGATATGTAGAAGCAATACTAACAATATTGGTTTGAGTATTGGGAGCAACTTGCGTACTTTGAGAATCAATTAAAGCAATTCCATCCAAACTCGTAGCACCAGTAGCAGCAAAATTATCATTTAGATTATAAGAAAGAGCCATAACCCAAAAGTCATTGACTGCAGACTTAGTAGGATAGAATAATAATTGTCCTTCATCACCTAAAATATTAAAGTCAAAAGAACCTTGATCATATTGAGTATCAATTCTACCATATTGATTAATATATGCAGTAGAACTATCATGAATAAGATCAACAATCATTAATTGCCTTTCTCCTGTATATCTCTTATCTCTTACAAAAGTAATAAATTTTGCAGAACGAGTATCATCTAAATTAAAACTTCCAGCAACACTATATGCCGTTGATCTTGGATAACTATTAAATTGTGGACTAATATCATCAATTGACAGTACTCTGTTACCAATTGATTCATAATAATCAGTAAGAACTCTACTATTAAAAATTATTTCATCAGATGCTATTTTATAATCTAATGTTAATGAATTTTCTTTTACTAAATCAAAGTTATAATCACAATTTAAATCTCCATGTCCAATTAAGTCATTAATAACTTCAAAGGATGTTAAATTAGTTGATAATCCTACTGATACATTAACATCTTCATTAGTTTCTAATTGATAATCAGAGAATTTTTTAAATCCTAAAGTATGATTAGTACTACTTACAAGATCATCCCAAGTATCAAAATCAACTTTAGATCTTAATGAATATGCAAAATTCTGATAATAGTAACTATCCTGAATTCTTTGCATACTATAATTAAGAACCCCAGACTGAGTTTTATTTCCTTTATCAACTTTAGTGAAAGCATTTAATTTAAACTTAGCATCATATGTAGTAACTGATGATGCAATTCCTTGGGTATTGGAAGATTGTCCTTTGATTACCTCATTTAATACAAAATTATCAGGAGACGATATTTTTAAAACACCATCATTAGTATCCCAAGATTCAACTATACCAGTTGCAGAATTTGATTTAACTTCTTCACCAATAAAGAACTCATTAGTTTTTAATTCAATTTGGAATAGGGGGAAATGTTTTGCAGGAATAATCCTTCCCATAGAATTAGCAGGTATAAATTCTCCAATAGTTTGACCTGCACCAATCAAATTACCCATATTATAAACTACTGTTGCCCCTATTCCACCTATATTTGGATGAGTTGCAGTAATTGTAAATAACTCATAATTATAATTAACAGAATTATATCCCAATCCAGTTGAACCAACTCCAACACTTATATTCTCTATCATCACCTTATCATTTACATTAAATGGGAAGGTATCTGCAGTACTAAATCCAACATTTAATTCAACAGTTACATCCGCAGTATTAGGATTATATGAAATACTACTAATACCAACACCATTTGAATTTTCAATAGGAAGAATAGTAGGAGGTAGCATAGACATACCTGTACTATTATTTAAAATTTCTACTTTAGAATTTCCTAAAGTATATTTTAAATCAACACCAGGTAATTCTTCTTTAGTATCTCCGTCTAAAACAATTAATTTAGGTGGTAAAGAATATCCTTCTCCAACTGATGTCACACCAACAGATTTTAAAGATCCCAAATCTCTAATTACCACAAATTGAGGTAAATTAACACTAGGTTCTAGAGTAGGATCAGAAGGGAAATTAAATCCAATATCTTGAATCTTGGTTTTCTTTATCTTACCAATAGAAGTACTATCAGATTCCACTAAAGCATTAATACCACTATTAGATTTAATAGTGGAAATACCAGGAAGAGAATAATAATTTTGTCCCTGATTAATAATTTCAAACTGCTTTATAGGTCCATAAGCAGATTTAGAAGTAGTATTGTATGTTAATACTGAAGTAGTTGGTGTATATGAAGATTGTTCTGGTATATTTGGTATAGAATACTTAAATGAGCTAGTAGAACCAAGAGTAATAGTTTGCGTACCACTATAAAGACTATTTTTAATCTCAATTTCGCTATTATTAGTTACTGGATCTATAATAATATTTTTATATAATTCAGGTAAATCATTATCAGAAATTGGATCTAATTTATAATATAAAGTCTCAGGTATATTCTTATCTACTTTTAAAGTAACTTTAGCATCGGCAGTTACACCAACAGTACCTGTTCTTTGAACTTCAAAATTTCTATTAATTTTACTACTTTCCCATTCTTCAGTAAAATCTTTATCAGTATAGAAATTTAATGCAAATGCTGCATATAGTACTCCTTGATTAATATAAGAAAGGGAAGAATCAGATAAATCAAATATTACACTAGAATCTTTATATACTTTTAGTAAAGGATTAATTTTACTAAATGTTACATCTGCAGCACTTGTAATATCGATAATTACTGGTTTTAATAAAGTAGAATTATGATATGTTTCAGATAATTTAAATGTATTATTATCAACTTTTACAATAAAATATATTCCATTATCAGTTAACCCACCTAAAGAAGTAACAGGGGCATTGTAAATAACCTTTTCGCCAGTTAAATATCCATGATCACTAAGAGTAAATGAATTATTTGTTATGTTTATATCAGCAGCAAGAATTGTAGTAGGATCAACTATAAGTCTTCTATTATACTTGTTATACTTAACAGTAAAGGTTTTTGTATTAGAAGGATTAACTGAAACATTAACTACATCATTATTGGATAATCCATGTGTAGATGCAGCGGCAACTGTAACAATATGCTGAGAAATTTCTCCAGTTATTGGTTCATACTGAGTTTTAAAGCTATGATATACATTTGTACCAATTCCAGTAAAGAAGAGGGTTGTAGACGCTTTAAACCCACTATCAACGCCATTAAAGGTACCAGTAGAACCTAGAGCAACTCTTACTGTTGCTAGACCAACTAAATTATCGTCAATTTTAGCAACATAAACTGTAGAAGGTAAAGTAGAAACAGATACAGTAGAATCATAAGCAATAGAAATTCCAAGACCAGTATTTGGAGAATAAGAAAGTTTATCACCTGTTCTTAATCCATGATTTGGAATATAAAGTGATTTTGTAGGAATAAAAACTTCACTAGTACCAGAACCAACATAATCAAGAGATACAGTTGTTCCTATACCAACTCCAGTAAGAGTTCCTAATCCAACTGTATGAATTGGATTAAAATAAATTTCTTTATTGACTCTATAATTATAAGTTGTATTAAATCCAGCATTAATAGTTAATCTCTTTGGTCTTTCATAAACAACTGTTGTTACAGAATGAGCTGATCCAACAGTACCATCTATTTGCCTTAATACTCTAATTCTAGAATATAATGGTTCTACATTTAAAACTTTTACTTGCTCAGTTCCTATTCCTAAAATATCATTACTTCTAATTCTGTCATTATGCAAATTACCAGAAACATTTAAAAAAGTAACTATACCAGTCGTACTTGCATCATCAATTGCTATGGTAGTAGTACCAACTCCTGTTAAAGACCAAGTATGAGTAGTAACTCCTACATTATAAATACCACCAATTTTAGATGATGTAGTAGATAATCCACTAACAGTAACTAATTCAGTATTCCAAAATTCATGAGGATTAGGTGAAACAATCTCATAGATTCCATTAGTATTCGATGGATAAATCTCTACACCACTAATAACACTACTAGCAACACTTACACTAGTTACTGTTTTACCATCAATATGAGATACTTTAGCATCTGCTCCTCTACCCTCTGTGTTTGTATTATCAAAAACTATAGAATCTCCAACTTTATATAATTCTCCTCCCGTCTGTATTCCTATACTTTCAATAGTACCAGGAGATATACCTGTTATATCAATCGTTTGTTTTAAATCATTTGGAATAGAAAGATACTTATAAT